AGACGGATCCCGCCACGAACTGACGCCGGAAAAATCCATAGATATACAGCAGGCGTTAGGCTCTGATATAATGATGGCGTTCGACGAATGCGGCGTTCGAAGCCACCAATACCAGCCCTTTGACGTGCTGAAATTGCTGTTCGTGTACTCCGAATTGCTCACGCATTGCGCCGTAGGATAAGCGACGTGGGAAGCGTTGTTGCTGAATAGCGCAAGAAGCGTTCCTTCTGCGATATTGTTTTCATTCGCAAGCCCCACTTCGGTGGTGGACGGAAGGAACATTTTTGACGTTACCGTTTCATAACTTCCGCCGTCGGTAACGGTGTTCCTTGCGACGGTCTGCGTTGTTGTCAGAAGCTCCGCAACGAACTTCGGATCAAGCATAGCAAGGAAGCCCGCCCACGCGTCGTATTCGTTGTAATTGTTCCATACGTTCGCGTTTGTGGGCGGCGCGTCCGCGCTGTGCTTTGCGCTGTACCATGCGCCCGCCGCCGCGTTACTGTTCAGCCATTGCAGAATGTTTGAATATTGATAGCGGTTATTGCCGTATTGTTTCCGATCGCTGTTGCTGTTGCTTGCTTCCTTTGCGTCGAAGCACATTAACTGAATGATTTTTTCCGTAATCAGCGTTACGGAATTCGACGGGTAGCCGCTGTGGTTCTTGTCGGCGATCTTGAAAACGATCTTTGATCCGAAGCGCGATTGATACGCCGAAAGAACCGGAACTTCAATCTTCGCGCCCACCGTCAAACTGCCTAATGTTTTTGACATTGTGCCGCCTCCTTTGGTTTCATTAAGCTGTTGTAATAATGATCCGTCCGCCGGATCAAGTGATAACTGTTTCCCTTTTCGGCGTGTCCTCTCCAGCTTTGATAGGATTGTTCAACGGTCTTTGCGTCGATCGAATTCGTGATCGTGAAGGTGTGCTTTACAAGGTCTTTCGCTTTCACAATCACGTTGAATTCCGTCGGTTCTTTCCGCTCCCGCTCCGGTCTTTGCATATATGCACCGTCCTTTCCGCATTCGCTCGATCATAGCGGTATCGTCGGCGCACCCGTCGAAATCGAAGCCCGCTTCGGTAACGGTCAGCGTTGCCGCGTTCCCTGTAACCGTTGTTCCTGTGATCTGCAATACCTCCGCGCCGCAAGCCGCGCATGGCGGCGAAAGCTCCGCAAAGATGTTTCCGATCACGCACGACAATTCCGCCGCCGTGCAAGCGTACCGCGTCAGCATTCGATCCTCTGCAAACTCTCGTTCCAAATGCCCGTAGACGTTACGCCGTCGAGATCATCGAAGAGGATCAAGAACGGATTTGTCGTAATGTCATTGAAAAGCACCGCTTCCAGCATATCCACGCGCGCGTCAAGCGCGTTCGTGATATTCAGAAGATTTGTTGCCGCGTTATCGTCAAGGACGTTTTGCAAGCCGTTAAACCATGCGTTGAAGTCCGCCGCCGCCTGTGTTTCAAAATCCGCCATGTGTTGCTCGAACGCTTCGTACTGCGTGTTACCCTGCAATTTCAGCGAATTCATATACGAAACAAGCGTGTTGTACTCCGCCGCCGAAAGGGATTGATATTCAGCGAACCACGCTTGAAGCTGTGCGTTAAAAGCCGCCGTGTCGATCTGCTGAACGACGGCGGCAACAACGCCGCAAAGCGACGTGTTCAAGCGTTGATCCGTGATCTTGCTTTGCGTGATTGCTGTTACGCCCGCGCCCACGTAGATGTCCGCCAGCGCAAGCTCGTAAATGTCCGCGTCCCTCTGCAATGCGGGCGCGGTAGGGGACGCGCTGAACGAAGAAGATTTGACCTTCACCGACATAACGCGGTTTGTCAAATCCCAGCGCACGACAACGCGATCAATGCGGTTCAACTGTCCGTCCGCCGTGTCAAGCTCGACGGCAAGATCGCCCGTGTTGAAGTAGAAGTAACCGTTGATCCACGCTTTGCCCGTTTTAACGTTCAGCTTCATTCCGTCGTTTGCGACGACTTGAAGCCCCGTCGAAGGGACGGGGAAAACGCCGTTCCCGATGAACGAAGCGAAGTATTCCGCCCAATCCTCCGCTTTGTACGTGCGATCGTGCGAAACGCTGTTGAAGAAACTTGATTTTTCCATGCTGTGAAGCCCTCCTTTATTTCGTAATCTGCCGAATTTGTGTCAGAAGCGCGGGCAAGCTCTCGCCGAAGGTAATATCTATTTCTTCGCCGCTGGTTTCGTAGGTTTCCGCGATCTCCGTTATGCGAACGTCAATGCGGACGTTCCAGCGCTTATTGATACACGTTACCCGATCGCCCAAATCGTAGTCCGTGCCGTACTTCAAATTCGCGTTCGTGTTGATCTTCGATCCGAAAGCAAGCGTTTCCGCGTATTGTTCCAGCTCTTCAACGCCGCGCGCGGAAAGAAGCGCTAAATATTGCGCGTTGGTAAGCGTTACGGTCTGCCCGCTCTCGTTTTCGTATTCCTGCACGATGTCCGTTGCATTGATGAAAACTTCGTCGCGGGAAAGCCCCGTCGAACTGCCGCCGACTTCGGCAACCTTCCGCGTTACGCCTTCTTTTTCCTCTCCGCCGACGTAAGCCGTTGTTTTAAGGTTTTCAACGCTGTTCGTGTATTCCTGTTCAACGATGTTGTCGAACTCCTGCGAAAAGATACAAGGCGCGTTCCCTGCGGTATTGCCCGCCGTAAGATCGCGCCCTTCGTAAACGGAAAATGTATGCTTGCCCGTGCGGGCATTTGTCAGAACCCGAATACCCAGCTTCGCCGCCTTCGCCGCCGTTTCCGCCGCAAGCTGGGCGTTCGCGTACTGCTCTGAAGTATAGTCGATCTGCCCGCTTCCGGTGTCTGCGTCGGTCGTGGATATGCTTAAATTCGGGATATTGCGCGCCGCTCCTGCGTTCGTGCAAGTCTGCTTCACAATGGCGTATAGAATGTTCTGTGTCGTGTCCTTCGTGATGATCTGCGTTGTCAAAATGCGCTTGCCGATCCACGAAAGAAGGAACTTGCCTTGAACCTCTATTTCCTCCATGCCCTGTGAATTCTTCGTGATGTGAATATAGCGGATTTCCGCCGCTTCGTTGCCGCCGCGCTTGATGATGATATTTTCCTTCACCAGCAAGCGGGCGTGTTCCTCCGTGAAGGGAACAAGCAACTTGAATTCGCCGCAACTCCAATAACGCCGCGTCCATATCAAGGACGAAATCTTTTCGACGATCCCTTGAAGTGTCATATCGCGGCTATAAACGTATAATTCCACCGCGCTACACCCCCAAATACAAGTTATTGTGATAGATCGAAACTTCGAGATTTTCGGCGTTCGCGTCCGCTGAATAACGGAAGAGATTGTCGCCCACGGCGATCTGCAAATACGAACTATCAACGTCGAGATAGCGGAACGCGTCTGTAATCGTGCCGCCACGGTTCAGCTTCACGGCTTTTTCACCGTAGCCCGTGGAAACGGTTAAAACGTCGCCCGCTACAAGCGAAATATTCAGCTTGATAAACTCCCGTGTATCGACGTTCAGCAATACGGGATTTGTAACCGCGCCGATCGCGCGGAACTCGATCCGGATACCGCTTTTCACGTCGCCGGAATTGTAGACGTTCACAATCAGCGACGGCTGGCGATAGCCGATTTCCCAGCCGTCGTAAAGCTCCAGCCCGTCCGGAACGGGAAATTCAAAGCCGCCGATCCACGTTGCTATGTCCTCGCGTGTTTCCGTTTCCTCTCTCCAAAACGGATTAAGGCAAGACAAGCTAACCGTGAATTGCTCGAAGATCGGCTTTCGCTTGAAGATCGGCGCGTCGTCGATCTTGCACCCGATCACCCGCCGGAAGTCGCCGAAAACATACGTCAACGTTGCTTCGTACTGCGGATTTAATATGCGGTTCAGCTTCCGGCGTAGGTTCTGCGCCGCTTGCTTGTCCCGCTCCTTGATGTATCCCACGATGTCAATATCGCGGCTTTCGATCCGATAGCCCAAGTATGTGTCGCCGTCCTGCCCCATGCTGTTGGTGCTGTAAATAGCGTTCCGCACGTCGGAAAGTCCGGTAACGTCCTTGAAGTTTACGTGATACGAAGAAGCGGGGGAAAACTCTATGCTTTCCCCGCGCTCGTTCGTGTAGATCAATTTTTCTTGTGTCCTCATGCCATAACCTCCCGCGCAATCTGCCGGAACTGCCGCGCCGCCTGTCTTTGCTGTTCGGCGTAGCTCGTTTCGTTCGCATAGATGTTTTGCACGACTTCAACGGAAGGCGTACCGCCGCCGCGCGTGTCGCGTCCCTCTCCGGAACAGAATTCCGGAACGGCGTTCGACGTTTCGCGCCGGATCGAATTTTCAACGTCGCGCATTTCGCGGGCGAAGCCTTCGCCCAAGCCCTGCGCCATGTACGAACCGATACGGGCAAAAACCTTCGACGGGGAATTGATGTCCATTTCCTCTTCAACCGCCGCCACAATATCCCTCATCATAGAGCGGACGCGGCTTTCAAGCCAGCCGGACATATTTTGAAAGCCCTGCCAAATGCCGCGCGCCATCTCTTCGCCCGCTTCCGTGAACTGCGATACGTAAGAGCGAAGCGCGGTAATAATGGGCTGAATGATTTGTGCAACCTTGCCCGTGATCTGCGGGATACCCGCGATCATTCCTTGCGCTATGCTCTTGTCGATGTTCGTTCCTTCGGTTACGAACTTTTGATGTTGTGCCGTGAATGCGGTAATAATGCTTTGCGCGATCTGCGGTACTTTCTGCGTGATCTGCACGATACCCGCCACCATGCCGGAAGCTATGTTTTTGTCGAAGTCTTGTCCGGCTTGATTGAAACGCTGGGCTTGCGCCGTCAGTCCGGTAATAACCCGCTCGACGATCGCGTTCACCGCTCCGGACAAGCCTTCAATGTTCGCAATAATGCCGTTGTTCACGGCGTTTACTGCTTCCGCCGCCGTCAGCGCGCCCGCTCCGCCCATTGCGGCGGTCATATCGCCTTCAACGCCGCCCATGTTGTCGGTGAAGCCTACGCCCACGCCGTCCGCCATGTTGCCGCCGATTTCAGCGAATACCGTTGACGGGGAATGAATGCCGAAGAAGTCCTTAATACCCGAAACAAGGGACGAAGCCCAGCCGGATACCTTTTCCCACAACCACGAAGCCGCCCCGCTGATACCTTCCCACAAGCCGTGAAGAAGGTTTGCGCCCGCGTTTATCATTTCGCCGCCCAGCGACGCGAACGCTTGCACAATGCCGGAAACAATCTGCGGAACTGCCTTCACGATTTCAACTATGATCGTCGGCAAATTCTGAATGAGCGCCACGAAAAGCTGAACGCCCGCCATAATGATTTGGTCGATGTTGCCGATCAGCGCGTTTACAATTCCGCTTATGATTTGCGGGATCGCTTGAACGATCGTCGTTATAATCTGCGGCAATGCCTGTATGAGCGCGACAAGAAGATCAATGCCCGCTTGAATGATAAGCGGTATGTTCTCCGTAAGCGCCGTGATAATGCCTTCAATGATCTGTGGGATCGCTTCAACAATCGTTGTGATGATCTCCGGAAGGGCGGTAATTAACGCCGTCAGAAGGTCGATACCCGCTTGAATGATCTGCGGGATTGCGGAAAGCAAACCGTCGATCAAGCTGGTTATCAACTGCGGAAGCGCCGCAACAAGAACGGGGATTGCGTTTATAATGCCTTCCGCCAGCCCTGTTACAAGCTGTAAAGCCGCGTCGATCAGCAACGGGATATTGTCGATCAGAACTTGCACGATGTCCGTTACAAGCTGAACCAGCGAAGGAACAAGCGTCGGCAACGATTGAGCTATGCCCGTAGCGATATTCGCGATCATCTTCACCGCGAATTCAAGGAAGGTCGGTAACATTTCCGTTAGCTTTTCGATCGCGAACGTAACCATACCCAGCAAGCCGTCTGTGAAGTCCTCCGCCGCGCTCTCTGCACCGGAAAGCGCACCCGTCAAGCCTTTTCCGATAAGCTCGACGAACGGCGTTATTTCCTGCAAAAGCTCCGCCGCAAGCTGTTTCAGCTTTGTAATGATCGGTTCAGCAATCGCGCCCAGCGCCGCCATAGCGCTGTTCAGATTTGCTGTTGCCTTCTGCGCGTCGATAATGTCGCCGTTTACCTCTCTATACTTGTCCGCCGCTTCGGAATAAAGCCCGTTCAACGTGGACGTGATAAGGGCTTGCCGCTCCTGCTCCGATGTGCAAGCGTCAAGGCTGGCTTGAAAATCATCTTCGGAAACGCCTGCCCAATTCAGCGCGTCGGCAAGATTGCCCGTGATTGATCCCGTCTTTGCCGTTTCGTTCGCGGCTTCGGTCAAGCCTTCAATCGGCAAGCTGTCGCCGAATGTCGCGTAAACGCCCGTGCAAATGTTTGTCCAGTCCGAAAGCTCTTTTTCGTTCGTAGTCAGCTTCGCAAGGTGGGCGGCGGCTTCCGTTGCCTGTCCGTCGTCGCCAAGAACGCCGTACAACTCCGTATAGGTGTTTTTCGCGTCCTCTGCCGAATGTCCCGCCGTCGTGAAGCTGGTTTCAAGTTTACCCATGTTTTCGCGGGCTTCGCGTGTTTCTTCGGCAAGCCCGAAGAATGCCGCACCCGCCGCCGCAATCGCCGCACCCATAGCCGCGCAAGCTGCGCCGATCGCCTTTCCTGCTTTGCCGACGGTTTCGCCGACGCTCTCCCAATCCACCTTTGAGCTTTTCAGCTTTTTAGAAGTGTCGTCGATTTCCTTTTGAATTTTCACCATGTCGGCTTTGGTGTTGTTCAGATTTGTTTGCATTTTCTGATATGCGGGATTTGTCGGTTCGATACCGTTATCGCGCATTTTCTTCAATGCTTTTTCCGCCGCTTCTGCTTTCTTCGCCTGTTCGTCGAACTGCTTTTGTAATAGCTTCTGTTTCGCGGTCAGCGCTTCCACGCTGTCTGCGTTGTCGGCGAATTCCGCCGTCGTCAGCTTCATTTCCGATCCGATTTCGCGAAGGGAAGAATTTATGTTAGTGCAAGCGGCGCGATACTCTTTTTCGCCTGTAAGGTCGATTGATGTTTTGATCTGCTCTTCTTTCGCCATTTATATCCCTCCCAGCACGTCGTCAATATCAACTTCTTTCGGAACGGGCTTGAAACGATCCGGATTGAATTCACGATGAATTTTGAAAAGCGTCAAAATTTTATACGGTGTCATGCGCCATACTTCGGCTTCGCTCCAGCGAAGAAGCGTTACGCCGATATAAAGAAGGCGGGCAAGGTCGATTATTCCTTGCCCGCTGTTGCGTTTTTTTCGATGTCCTCTTCGTCGTCCTCTTCCTCTTCGTCCCGTTCGGGCGGTTCGGGCGTTCCGTTGTTGCCCATAGAAAAGGATTTGAAGATCGCCGCTTTCACGTCGGCAAAATTGCCCGTATGAATGAGCTTGCCCACCTGTTTTTCGGTAAGCGGTTCTTCGTCGTCCGCCGCGCCCTCATTCAAAAGCACGGTCAGAAGCCAGCGAAGATTTTTAATGCTGTCCTTGCCGGAAAGCACGGTATCAAGGCGATCGAAGCCGCCGAATTTGTCCTGCATTTCGTCGATCGCGTTCAGACTGAAAAGAAGGTGTCTTTCCTTGTCCAGCATGATCGGGAAACGTCCGTCTTTAATTGCGCTCATAGCAGAATAAGGCGGGAAGCCTTTTCAGACTTCCCGCCGTTCCTCCTTTCGATATTCGATTAACTGCCCGCGTTGTTAGGCTCACGAACGGAAGTGAACCAATCCGTCGCCACGCTGTTCGTAGGCTCTGCGACGTGTTCAGCCTTCCACAATCCGTCGGAACGCTTGATAAACTGTCCAACGATCTCCGGCGTAGTAAATTCGATACTGTCGCCCTTCGTGGTGTAGTTTTCATCGGGGATCGCGAATTTGACCTTGTAAAGCCAAATGTACTTGTACGTTCCGCCCGCCTTCTTCGCGCGGAAGCCGATTGCGGTATAGGGCGCTTCGTCGCTGTCAGAACCGTAAACAACCTTGTCCGCGTCCTGCTTCTGTCCAAGCAGGGCGGCAAGATCAGCCGGAAGAAGATCGTTCACGTTCAGCGTGATTTCTCCGGATACGAATTCTTTTACAACTTCGTCCGCGCCGTCGTCGGCGTAAAGGATCGCTTCGGCGACTTCAACGGAAAGCTCCGCCGAAATAGCTTTCGCCATACGCACGGGCGTTCCGTATTCCTCCGCGCCGGACGTGCCGATCGTGATGGGTGCGCGGTAAAGATCGCGCAAACCGATTGTTGCCATGTGTCATACCTCCATATACTTGATTTCAACGGGAACGTGGTAATATCCCGTGTCCTGTTCGTATGTTTCCGCGTCTATCGTGATCGCGTAGAACCCCGCCGCCTTCAATGCTGTTTTCAAGCGTTGAAGAATGTCGATGTAATCCGTTTTTGAATAGACGTGTACTTGATACGTGAATTCCTGCGCGCCCTCTTCATCGTCTGAAAAGAACGTGTCGCGCCCCACGACAAGCTGATAGACGATAAAGCAAGCCGCCTTCCCGCCGTATTTAAGGCGTTCGACGGGAACGCCCAGCTTTTCAAGCTCCGCTTTTAACAAGCTGTCAACGTTCTTCATTTTGCTTTTCCTCCCATACGCGGCGCATTTCCGAAACAACGTCGTCCGCCGCCTTTTCATTCGCCGCCGTGAACCACGGGCGCGCGGGCATATTTGAACGCCCGTAATTAAGGACGAAGCCTTTTTCCGCGTTGCGTACTCCGTGCTTGTCCTTTCCGTTCGGATAGATTTCAACCCGTTTTCCGCCGTCAATCTCTTTCACGGCGGATACTTTGATGGACGCAAGAAGCGCCCCCGTGCTTCGTCTGCTGTTGAACCTTGTCTTGATCTCTTCTTGCTGTGCCTTCTGCATTACTGCGCCACCCGCTTTGAGCATTTCCGGCACGGCTTCTTCAACGATCGCGTCTTGCCGAAGCATTGCTTCTTGTACGTCGTCCAGCCCGACAACGTTAAACTTCGCCATTGTTGCCGCCCCCTTCCGCTTCCGGAAGATTAACCAGCGTCAACTCTGTAAATTCTCCGTTCCCATGCGTGTACGTCCGAAGGACGCGATACCGTTTCCCGCTCGAAACGGGATATTCCACGATCTGCTGTTCCTCATACTCGAAGGAATGCACGTCGAATTTTAATTCCGTCGTATAGCCCGCCTGTTGCGCCTTGTAGAACTCCGAAAAGCCAACGGATTTCTTGTCAGCGAAAACCGTTGTCGCGGTTTCTGTGCGGGCGACGGGGAAGCCGTGTTCGTTCGTGCGCGGCGAAGGTTCAGACAAGGCAACCAATGTTATTTGTTCGCCCCATCTCATTTATTTACCCTCGCTTTCTTCGGTGTAATCAGCGGTCAGCGACAAGGCGCACTTCAAATAATCGTATGCGTTGCGGTAACGCTCCGCGTCGTCATTGAAGCCGAATTCCGCCTTTGCATAAAGCACAACCGCCCGATCAAGAAGGGGATCGCCCAGCGTTTTACTGGACGATCCCGCTTCCGCCGGAATGTTGATACCGACAAGGCGAAGATCAGCGATCGCCGCGTTTATGAGATCGGAAACTTCGCCGTCAAGCGCCGTCCCGCTCAACCGCAACGCCAGCTTTACCTTGTCAAGCATTTGTCAGCCCTCCCGCTTTAGGTGGTCGGCTTGACCAGCTTCACGATGGCTTCGCCGATAGCGGGCGCGCAATCGAAGATCGCGATACCGCTATATTTGTAGCTGTTCGTGTCGATGTCGTAGGCGCTCTTCACGCCGATATTTTCGGCAAGGTTCGCGCAAACCTTCTTGAAGTCGCCCAAGAAGGCTTCGTGATCCGCGACGTAATCGGACAGAAGAACGGGATAGCCGTACACGAAGTACGCGTTGTTCTGGACGGTTACAATGTGGTTCTTGCTGTTGTCCTGCAACGGCATAAAGTCGGTGAACAAGGTTTTCTTGTTCATAACGAACTTGCCGTTACGGTCATAGCCGGAAGGCAGAAGCCCGATCAACGTCTGCACGTTTGCGGCGGTAAGCGCGCCCGTCTTTGCAACGGTAACGCTGTTGGACGCGCCCCAAGTGTTCGCGTTTTCAATGCCCTTCGGCTGGGAAGAACCCGTGCCGTTGATAAGCAAATCTTCGACTTTGCGGGCGATAGCTTCCGCCAGCATATTGACGATCCAGCTTTCAAACGCGGTAATGCTCATAGTCATTACAGTATCGGAAATCTGAACCAGCTTGACGATCTCATAACCGGAAAGGGAAACGGTGGTCAGCTTGTCAGCGGCGGCGGTAATGCTTGCGTTCTCGGTGTGGATCGCGGCGGCGTTGTTCGTGCCTTCGATCGCGAACTTTACAGCGCCCTTGACGTGCAGAAGGGTAACTTCATTCAGCATAGGCGCAAGCGTCTTTACCTTGCTGATAATCTCGTTCGCGGTCTGCGTCGGGATAACCTCCGCACCCGCGCCGCTGGCGTTGCTGAATGCGCGCTTCTCTGCGTCGTTCAGCGGAAGGCGGCGAATGTTTTTCAGCCACGCGGAACGATATTCGGGCGTTCCG